TTAGTTGGAAGGCTTGTCCGGGGTTTGCTGCGGTTTGCCGTTGATGATATCGCACAGCATATTCAGCAGCATTAAACGGACTTTAAAGGGAGAGTGACTAAACACAAGCATGCACCTCTTGAACTCATTCATCGGAACCTCCTTACGCTTTCGTGACCTTTCGTTCCGTGAAGGGTGAACGCATTACATACAGATATAGCACAGGCTATATTTTAAAGCATTAACTATCTTCAAAAAACAGTAACTTACTGATTATTATAATGGTTTTATTCGTCAATATTCGTCAATAATCGGCAGTATTCCTAAGCTAGCGCGACAATTCTGCGACACTTTAGGGGGTTGAGGCGTGCGGCATCTTCCAGATGATTAGGCGAGAAATGCGCATAACGCATTGTCATTGATATATCGGAATGGCCGAGGATTTTTTGTAAGACCAGTATGTTTCCGCCGTTCATCATAAAATGACTGGCAAAAGTATGTCGTAGGACGTGGGTTAGTTGTCCAGCTGGTAATTCTATCTGGGCACGTTCCAGCGCAGAACGGAATGCGTTGTAACACGGCGCAGGGAAAAGTGCGCCAGATTTATCCGGGATTTCAGCCACTAAATCAGCATCTAGGGGGATTGTTCTGTTTTTCTTCCCCTTAGTTTTAATGAACGTAACTTTTCCTGCCGCTATCTGGGAGCGTTTCAGAGATGCGGCCTCATTCCACCGTGCGCCAGTTGCCAGGCATATCTTAACTACTAATTCCAAATAGCTAACTGTGCTGCGTTGGCATTCAATTAAAAGCCTGTCTATCTCATCGGCTGAAAGAAAAGCCATTTCAGTTTCGTCAGTGCGGTACTGCCTTACATTTTCGAGAGGATTTGGCGCTGGCCATTCACCAATTCGCTTTAACTCATTGAACATAGCTAAAAAGTAAGCATGTTCAAGATTCATGGTTTTTGGGGAAACCTTCATTACACGAGTAGTTCGTGCAAACTGGCCATCCAACCTTTTAGCCCGGTAAGTCGTGAAAAGTTGTGCGGTAAATTCTGTAGCCAGTGGAAATCCCATGCATTCAGCCGCCCATGTCATTGCATCTTTACGTTTTAGACCGTTTGCAAGTGCTACACCGTGTCGCTCGTACCACATGGAAATCAGGTCAAGTAATGTACGCTGATCCTTCTTCTCACCCAGCCAGGGCGAATCCTCGACCTGTTGCAGAGTGTAATTCTCAAATGCCAGCGCCTCGCCTTTTGTGGCGAATTTTCTACGGACGCGTTTACCTTCTTTGCCATTACTACGGTCAACGGTATAAAAATCAGCTATCCATTGACCGTTATTTAGTTTGCGGACAGACATGAATAAATTAGCCTTCGCAGTCTTTTTTTAGTGTGCTGTATGTTGTGTTAATACGTGCCATTACTTCTTTCAAAATTTGTATCTGCTGATCATCACGACTGGACATATAATTTTTTAACGCATCGACATAATTGTTTGTTTCTAAGAGCAGAACATTCCCAAGAAAAATGGGGCTTTCAGATGAGATACTTTGATAATTTGAGTATTTATCAAGTGCTTGGCTCATTCGTGGGGAGAAAGACCTTTGTAACCATGAATTAAACTGTTGAGCGGTGATTTTGCTCTGGGATAGCTTAGCGGCTGATTTCCCTTTTGCGGCTTCTGTAGCTTGGCTAATTAGCGTTCCCGTTTCGTTAAACATTTGGACGGCGATCTTGCAATCATTAGTCATCGCAGAGACGGAAAATGAACATAAAACCAATACTAATGGGGTTAATTTGGTCATTTTTAAAATCCTTTTATTATTAGTTGCTTGTTAAAGTTAATATTACTTTTCCCGCTATTTTTATATCGTCAAGGGAACAATCAAAAGCCATCCCCACACCGCTAACCCTCACTTTACGGATAGGTATGCGGGTAAGTGTTCGAACGCTTACTTTTTCTTCAATTTCGACAAGCCAGTCGCTATCAATAACCTCGGTAAAATCTTTATCAATGATGTATTGAGCGGTGTCATCAACAACGCAAATTAGATTATTAGATATGGGCTTATGTGTTGGGAAAATCACTTTGTCGAGCATCATAAAACCAGAGTCAAAAATCTTACCGTCAATTAGTTTTTTTCTACTTATTGTCAGTATGTCTAATTTGCTATCCTCAAATTTCCTTCCTTTGCCTGTAACCAGCCACTCTAGGCTCGCTCCTGTTTCCATCGCGCATTGAAGAACTATATCTGACGGAAAAACTTCACGTTTGTATCGTGCCGATAGGCTGCTGGCAGCTATGCCGAGGTGTTCGGCAAGCTCCATCTTCATGGAAAAACCGTAAGCCTCGACGACACGATCCAATGCTTCTGCACTTGAGTTAGGAAACTTAAAATTTAGGTAAACACTCATTTGTATTGACACTTAGACTAACGCTAAGTATTCTCCATTCAAAGTTAGTTATTGCCCTATATTGACCGATATTGCCGAATCGGACTTAACCGAGGAGTTTGCACTATGCGCCCCAACATTACAATCGTGATCCCTGAACCATATCTGCCATTAGAGGAGTATTGCCGTAGGACAGGTACTAAGCTGGAAACCGCAAGAAACCTGATTGAGTACGGAAAATTACCCATCAAACCAAAAGGGGGGCAAAAGCGCGGCCTGATTGAAGTCAACATGGCAGCACTGACCGTGCAGGCATTAAGCGAATGCAATATTTCGCTTAATACGTAATCCAGGCTATCAATTAGGAATCCGCGAATCATGTACGATTACAAGGTATCCATACACGATCACCTAGATAACGCTTGCCGCGCCTTTTCGCTGGCGCACAACGTTGAGCAACTGGCCAGAGATTTAGGCATGCGTCCTGCAACACTGCGTTGCAAGCTGAATCCCGATCAGGCGCATCAACTTACCCTGAATGAGCTGATGGCCATCACTGACTACACCGAAGATCCACGCATTCTGGATGGTCTGCTACGTCAGATGAATTGTCAGCCGTCCGTTCCGGTAAACAACGCCACACCGGATAACATGCAGTATTGCGCCCTTACCGCCGTTGCCAGTATTGGCGCAATAGCCGGAGAAGCTGTTTCTACTGAGAAGATGACCGTAACCCGCCGTAATCAAATCCTTGACCGTGCCAGCGATGCAATCAGAAGCCTTTCGCTGATCGTCTATTCCGTAGAAACCCGCTTTCAGTCCGTGCCTGTGCTGGCCGCTGCCGTCGATATCGTCACGGCAAACGCCACCGGGCTTATGTGAGGTGCGCCCATGAAAGATATTGCTTCCATGCTTAAACGCCAGTCGCCACCGCAGCAGCTACCCAGCTATGGGAATGGCTGGATTGAGCTGCCTAACGGCAAGCGCTGGAACCCGTCACACATTCATAAATTCAACACCCGCCCGCTGCCGGTGTGGCGTCGCCTGTTTAAATTTCTTGGAGGTGTCCATGCGTTCTAGTCCTGAACATGTCCGGCAGATTATTAGCCAGTGGTTCCCGGATCACTCAGAAGCCGCCAGATACTGGGATTCACTTAAACCAGAATGGCGCGGTGTGGTTCTGCATGCCGCATCGGTTTATGGCCACGAAGCGCTTAATGCCAGCCTTGCGAAGTGTAACTGGTGCGAGCTTTATGCCCGCCTTGATCATCGCCGCATGATGCAGTTGCGAGCGGGTATCCGGGAAGCCAGGAATCTTTTTGCCGGTTTCGGATCGTTAAGAGAGAAAGATTTTTCGCCACGCACTGCGCATATGGTTGACCGCCAGCCACCGCGCCAGCAACTGGTTACCACGCAGAAACTGCCAGAAAGCACCGTAAATCTGATCTCTGGCCGCAATCAGGTGCGCCAGCAAAAAACACAGGGACAACAGGCATGACTATTATTTCCGTTGATAAATTCAATTTCGCTACAGAATTACACGCATGGCGCGTACCTCGTGATTACCTTGAGTTATTCCTGAGTAAGAGCACGGTACATTGTCACCGTGTCTCGCTTCATCCCTTTTTCTTTAACGATACAGAGCAATTAACTGATGTTCGCAGTTGGCTGGCTATCAATGCTGCATTCTGGTGCGCGGCTTATCGTGAGACCGAAGGAAAAGACAATCAGATAGAAGTGCTGGCAAGCATGAGGGCTTTGTTCTACACCGCTGGCGCACTTGGCCAGGGCGAGATTAAAGCGCTTATTCAGGAGTGGTGGCGCCAGACGTACCCGCTTCACAAAGTACCTGCGCCCAACCATTCAGCCGTAACAAACACCCCGACTTTTCACTAATTAACCCGGAATTTTTCGGCCATCCATTCGATGGCCGGGGATTCTTTTGCCCTGGAGAAAGCAATATGCATAACGAAGAGCAGTATAGATATGAGCAATTTTTAAAAAACAACGTCCCTGCCTGGTCTGTTATGCAGGAGCACCTTAAAAAGGCCACTCAGGAGGGTAAGGCCGCAGCGGCTGATCTATGCTCCCTGCGTCTCGAAAAACTGGCCAATCATGCCGCAAATACCGGGCTGAGTGCCGCCGAAATCGTGGAGCTTATCCGCGAAGAAGCCGCAGCCATTGAAAGCAAAGGCGGTGCAGCATGGAATTAAAACAGGCGCTAACAAATGAGCAACTGGCAGAGTTACGGCGGGAGCTTTCTGACATTTCAGGTATCCCGGCAGAGTGGGAAACTCCGGCAGATGCTGCGTTTGAACTGAACGTAATTTCTCTTATTGATGAAGTGGTTATTGCCCGCAGGGTACTGGCGGGCTTGCCTGATGGATGCATTGAGGGGGGATGGACTGCGGTCGGAGCTAATGCCTATGCTGCAAGTCTGGAGCGTGAGATTCAGGCTCGGGAATTATCCATTAAGCGTTTGAAAGACGATCTGAGTGCTCTCATCGGGCTATTACGTAATAACGAATGGGCTGAACACTGCACGATAACCGCGCCGGGCCGTGAGCTTGAGCAGGAAATAACCAGGCTGGTAAATGGCCAGGCTGGTGCTGTATGAACTCCGTGATTGATCCCCGCTGCTATGACACCTCAACTATCAATGTAGTCAGCATGTCCGGGGGAAAAGATAGCCTGGCACAATACCTGCACGCCGTTGAGCATGGCTTGTCACCTGTAAAAGTTTTTGCTGATACCGGGCATGAGCATCCCCAGACGATGGAATACCTGGATTATCTGGAGCAAAAGTTAGGAACAATAAGGCGTGTAAAGGCCGATTTCACTAAGCAGATTGAGGGCAAACGCAGGTTCATTGCAGAGCGCTGGCCTGTCTCACTGGTTGAAGAGTGCGGTATGTCTGCCGATGAGGCTGCGGAACGTGTTGCGATGGCGCTGGAAATCCTGTACCCGACCGGTGTTCCTTTCCTTGATCTGTGCATGTGGAAAGGCCGGTTTCCTTCCACTAAAGCCCGCTTTTGTACTTTTGATCTGAAACATGAACCTGTACGCACTCAGGTTGTATTGCCTGCGCTGGAGGAGTTCGACGAGGTTATTAGCTGGCAGGGAGTGCGGGCGCAGGAGTCTCCAGCGCGTGCCGGATTGCCCGTGTGGGAGGAAGATGCGGACAATACACCTGGCCTGCATGTATTCCGTCCGATCCTTAGCTGGTTGCATGAAGATGTATTCGCAATAGCGAAGCGCCACGGAATAAAACCCAATCCACTTTATCAGCAAGGTTGCTCCCGCGTCGGCTGTATGCCCTGTATTCATGCACGTAAATCTGAGCTGGCGGAAATCTTTCAGCGCTGGCCGGAAGAAATTCAGCGCGTGGCCGCATGGGAACGCCTTGTTGCCGCGTGCTCCCGTCGCGGAAATTCCACATTCTTTCCCTCCACGCATGACCCAAAACGCGCCGAAAGAAGAATTGATGTCATCACGGTCGAAGCCTACGGGATAGAAAGCTATCGTGACTGGGCGCTTACAACACGCGGCGGAAGTCAGTTTGATTTGCTCGCTTCTGCTAATGACCTGACGGTTTGTAGCAGCATTTATGCGGGTGTGTGTGAATGACTGATTTAGCATTCGTGCCAGCACATCACGCCGTCGATGCCTGGCGGCGTGATGTGTTTGCGCCCGGAGTTCCGCGTGATGCAACGATAACAGAGCGCAAACTGTGGTTCGTTAACGAAGCGGATTATGCCTGGCGTTCCCAGTACCTTCACGAAATACCCGACTGGCTGGCCGGGTATTTTGGCCAGCGCTACGAAAAGCTGTACCACGGCACCGATGGCCGTCGCCGTGCCAATACGTTTCTGCGCAAGACTATCGCCGGGAATGTATTGCCACGCCTGCGCAAAGTCATGTCCTGCTATGCCCTTCCGGGCGATGTTGACGATCTCCCCTTTGGTAAGGCGCTTGGCCGTCTGCCGTCCCTTGACCGCGCTGAACTGAAAAAACTGGCCGGGCGCGTTGCCGCCTGGCTGACAAAAGCATTCTGTGATTTTACCGATACGCTGGACGGCGCAACGAAGGACGAAAAAGAGCTGGCAAAACGCGCCGGGCTGGCCTTTGTTCATCTGGGCGAGCTGGTACAACTGATTAATTTTACCGCCCCATACTGGGGAGCGCTGATGGCCGACAAGCTGACGGAACGGCAGGCGCATTCCGGCATTCTGCGCATGATGGCACCAGACTGGTGGTATCTGCGTCTTAAGCGTGCCCGCGATCTCCAGCGCGAACATCTGGCCATTGCCGTGGGGCAGGTGCAAAAGGCCGCAAGCGCCTATGTGTCGCGCAAAACCCTGGGCGAGTGGGTGGAGCAGAAAAAGCGTAACACCGAGTTTTTCAAAAAGTTTGACCTGATTAATTACGATGGTGATCGGATTGCGCTTGGCGATATGGTCTATCGCAGTGTGGCCAATCCGGCGATCCGTCGCTGTGAACTGATGGTACGCATGCGCGGTTTTGAGGATATTGCCAATGAAGAGGGGCTGGCCGGGGAGTTCTACACTATCACCGCACCGTCACGTTTCCACGCCGTGCACAGCAAAGGCGGCTTTGTCAGCCAGTGGAATGGCTGTAATCCGCAGGATACGCAGCGCTATCTTTGTGGCGTGTGGGCGAAATGCCGTGCTGCCATATCCCGCGCCGGTATTAAAGTTTTCGGCTTCCGTGTGGTGGAGCCACACCACGACGGAACACCGCACTGGCATATGTTGCTGTTTATGCGACCGCATGACGTTGAGGCGGTGCGCGATATTCTTTGCTATCACGCCCGTATAGCAGATTCAGAAGAACTACAGTCACCTCACGCGCTTAAGGCGCGTTTTCACGTTGAGCCTATCGATCCGGAAAAAGGTTCGGCTACCGGCTACATCGCAAAATACATCTCTAAAAATATCGACGGTTTCGCGCTGGATGGCGAGACGGACGAGGAAACCGGGGAAAACCTGCGGGATATGTCCAGAGCCGTTACGGCGTGGGCTTCCCGCTGGCGTATCCGTCAGTTTCAGCAGATAGGCGGTGCGCCGGTCACGGTCTGGCGTGAGTTGCGCCGCTTACGCGATCAGCGGCTGGCAGATAGTCGGATGGATGCCGTATTAGCGGCGGCAGATGTGGGCGACTGGGCGGCATATACCCAGTTGCAGGGCGGCGCACTGGTGAAGCGTCGCGATCTGGTTGTGCGCCTTGCCTATGAAATCACGGAGCAGGGCAACGAGTACGCGGAGGATGTGCAGCGCGTCCAGGGTATCTACTCCCCGTTAATTCCTGATTCCGAAGTGTGTACGCGCCTTGTGAAATGGCAGAAGGTCGCGAAACTGGCCGAAGCGCCAGCGGAGGCGGGGTTTTCTCGCGCCACCGGCGCGGCTTGGAGTTCTGTCAATAACTGTACGGAGGGTGGAACCCGCAGGCGATTAAAACTGGATCTCCACCGCCGTGGCTTTGCCGGAAGTGATGAAGAAATAGCCATTCTGATGCGCGGCAGCGGGCTGGCATATGGCCGAACTGCCCTGATTTATCGAAATGGTCACTTGCTGGAGCAGCGCCACAAACCAGAGGATGAAATCTGGCCGGGCTGGTCATGACCGTGTAAGTTCAAGATCTATATGCAGTTAATGCATTTATGCCTGAAAAAGGTATTTCTAAAATTATGTCAAAATGATACTGTATTTATATACAGTATTTCTATCAGGGGTTGCGATGGAGCTTTTGGATGTTGCTGAAGGGCTGGAACGTATCCAGTTGCTGGCGAAGATTACGCACATGGAAGATACAACAATGAGAGAACGGCAAATAGCGTTGATCGTTATAGGGGAGTGGGCCAGGGACATTCAGGAAAAGATTAAAGAGGATATGAAAAAGCCCCACGGCGGGGGCTTCTTAGAGAGAGGAAGCTTTCAGTAGGTCGAAGGTCATTTGCTTTTGCTGCGGCGAAAGGTTGCTGATCAACTGTTGCAACATCACATCGCCGGTTTTGGCACTGGGGCTTAGCGTGTGGGAAAACGTGAGATTCATAACAAACGTGTGCCCACACTCCACATCACTGCATGCACAGTAAATATCCGCAATTTCGCGATGTTTCCGGTTTGTTTTTTTTATAATCGCTTTTGCGCGGCAATCCGGGCATTCGATTTTTAACACTCGCATTTTCCATGCTCCAGATAGTTTCGGATGCCTGGATTTTAACCTTTTTTTTATCATGCCGCATCGCCTGTTTGTTGTGGCAGTGTAAAGTTAAGATGCAGATTCGGCGGGATTTCCGGGTCGTTGTTGATGGCGTCCATAAACCGGCGCTGAACCGGCAGCACTTCGTTCTTTTTATAGATGCGCTCGGCTTTCTCCGGGTCACCCAGCCCTGCGGCGTTCTGCGCGATCTGCCCGGCCAGCCCTGCCGGGAAGCGGTGTGCGTTAAGCACGTCCTGGGCGCTGATATTTTTCACGCTGGCAAACTCATCTTTCGCTGAAATATCCCCCATCTGAATAAACTGCACCCCGTCTTTCTGGCCGTTCGGGATGTTCACCAGAATGGTGGAGAAGTTGCCGATCCCCTTGCTGTCACGCAGCTGGCGTTCAATCTCTTCCTCAAGCTCATCCGTCATACTGGGGTCAGACGTGTAAAGAATGCCGCCCGTGTGTGCGCCGTTGTGGTAGTAGCGGCGGCGGAAGATAACCGCCTCACTGTTAAGCAGGGCGGAGTGGATGCCGCCGATGTAATCCGGCAGGCCATAAATGTGCTGCTGCGGGTCGTACATGCGCAAAAAAATCACGTCTTCCGGCGCATAAATGATGGGTTCACCCTGCTGCAATACGGCAAATTCGCCGCTTTTGCGGCGTCGGGTATACAGCCCCGGCAACGGCTCCAGGGCAACCACATCGCCCCAGCCATTGCGGATTTTCACAAAGCCCACATCCCCGAAGGTGATGAAATCGAACGTTGCCGCTTCCAGCTCGTCACGCGTCAGCCCGCCGCCTGTGTAATCGGCCATCACCATATTTTTGCGGGCGTGAATAATGCCGCCGTGCTGGCCATTCAGGTTAATCAGTTGCGCCAGCGCCAGCCGGTCAATCGGCAACGTGTAGTGATTCGCTTCACTGTCATACCACACATCGGCGTAATCTGTGCCGGTGGTCAGTATGGGTTCGGGCTTGCCGAAGCGCAGGACGCTCATTTTTTTTGCTGGCGTGGCTTTCCTGTTATCGCGTGTCCTGGTGTATTTTTTCTTTGTCATGCTGCCTTTTTCCTGATCCGCCAACGGGATTGCGGTTTGTTTTCGTAGTTGAGTGGCTCGTTATGCAGCGCGTGGGCGATAGCCCAGAACGCCTCTGCATGGCCGGTTAACGCGGTGCGATCTGCGACAAATGTCATTGCGCCGCCGCTTTGTGTCGTGGTGCGGCGAATGGCCATGAAGCTCGCCGCAATCTCTTTCAGGTTTTTGTCCCATTCGATGCGCTGGCTTTCCACCACGTCAGCGGCCTTTAAAACCAGCTGGTCTTTGGTGTGCCGGTCGTAGCGAATAGGCACGGCCACACGCAGGGCAAAGTGCTGTATATTCTCAAAGACACCCTGGCCGATGCCGGTCACGTCAACGCCCAGATAGGTGAAGTTGTATTTCTTAAACAGCATCTCGATCTGCTTTGCCTGCCAGCGAAAGTTCATGCCCTGCCAGTTGAACACCCGTAACACGCGGTATTTCTCTATGGCGTACTGGGGCGGCGCGACAATAACAAAGCAACTGAAATCACCGCTGCGGGCAGGGTCAAAGCCACCCCACACCGGGCGGTCACCAAATGGCCGCGCTGCGCCCGCGTCATGATCCTGCCATTTGTCTGTTTCGACGCCGCACGCCTCCAGGTCAGAGAACCGGAAAACGCTGTCTTTGTTGTCCACAAACACGCACATATAGAGCATGTTAAAAGTGGCTTCGTTGTAGCGGTTGCGCAGTTTGTCGATGCTGGCCCGGTTGAAGCCGCCCGCGATCGCATCTTCCATCGTGATGATGTAGCGCCACTGATCATCCGGGCAGAGGCGTCCGCCGTCGCGCATGTCTTTGAAAGAGGGGAACACAGCGGCAGCACGTTTTTTGCTGCCCTGTCTCCATTCCTCGCCCGTCCAGAACGGGTAAGCCTGGTGCGTTTTTGCTGACGGTGTTGAAAAATAGGTGGTGCGCCACTTGTCGTGTGTGGCCATTGCGCTGGCCACTTCGTTCAGTTTTGCGAAGTTCGGCACCCAGAAATATTCATCACAGTACAGATGCCCGCTGTATGACTGCGCGGTGTTCTTGTTGGTGGACAAAAACCGCAGCTCTGCGCCGTTGCTTAAACGGATGGGGTTGCCTGTGAGCGTGATGCCGAAATACTGTTCGGCAATATTCACGATGTAGGAGCGGAACACCTCGGCCTGTGCTTTGGACGCCGACAGGAAGATTTGCGGATCACCGGTCATTACCGCGTTTTCAAAGGCTTCAAATGCAAAATACCAGGTCGCCCCGATCTGGCGGCTTTTCAGTATATTCCTGACCTGCTGGCCGATGTTCCTGCGCAGGTGTTTCTGATACTCGAAAAGATACTCATCTGCCCAGGCGTCGAAATCCTCCTGCGTCAGCCCGGAGATATCATTTTTTTTGTATTTGCGCTTCTGGCGTGGCTCATCGCTGCCGCCATCCGGGGCGGCGTCGCGGGTCGCTCCCCGGTTTTCCGCCAGCTTCTCTTTATGCTTGTTGCTCTGCGCCCGCAATTTGGTGGCGTGAGCGATCAGCATGTCCATTTCTTTTAATTCGATATCGCTTTTATTGTCGCGCCCGGCCAGCAGCTGGTAGCGGCGTTCAATCGCATCCTCTGTGCTTTCGTGGCTGAGTAAATCAGCCCAGTTATATTTTTCCGCCCAGTAGTAAACGATCCGCGCATTCGGCAGATTTAATTCTGATGCAATCTCTTTGGGTGTGGCGTGTCGCAGATAAAGCGAGCGGGCAACGCCTTTTAATTCTTCTGAGTATTTAGCCATAGATTTAATTATGCCGTGGCTGAAATTAAAAAACGGCGGGTATTATTCGCACTCATTCAGATAACAGCGGTTATCCGAACTGTTAAGAATTTATTCGGGTGAAGGTCGGTGATTATTTCGCAATAATCGTTTTGCACAATCAGCGAGGCGAGAGGAAATAATGTCTCATCTGTTAACTGACTGGCTGTGTGTTGCCACCGAGGGGGATACGGTAGACGGGCGGAAAATTTATCGCGACTGGGTTATTGATATGGGGGAAACCTATGACTTTAACCATTATGCCGCGAGACTCTGGCCTGAACATGAGCGGGATTACGGGACATTTGGCGAAGTACGTGAGGCGATGTGGAAAGACGGTGATGATGGTCTTGCCCGTCTTTACGCAAAAATCAGCCCCAGCATGAGCCTTATCTACGCAAACAGGGATGACCAGCTGGTTTTTTTCTCCATTGAACCGGAGGAAGACTGGCGCGGCACCGGACGAACCTATTTTAAAGGGCTGGCGGTGACTGACCGCCCGGCCAGCGTGGGCACCACACGGCTGCGTTTTAGCGAGCGCAAAAATAAACATTCCGGTCACTATGCTTTTTCAGTGACCAGCGACGGACAAATTTATAAGGCGGAAACAATGAAGCCACAATGGCAGAAGTTATTTGGTATTAAACCGAAGTTTGACGAGGAAACCGGCGATAACACCCCTTCCGGCGACGATAAATTGCAGGTACTGGCAGAAGCGGTTAATAACCTTGAAGGGCGACTCACTAAGGTTGAAGAACAACTGGCCTCTGCGCAGGGGGATATTGACACTATCGCGGAAGTGGTGGACACGGAAGAATTCGCCAGCCTGCGCGATAACCTTCCCAATATCCTGACCAATTTTAGCAAGCTGGATAAAAAAGTGAGTGATTTACCGCGCCGTAAATTTGGTGAAAATAAAGGCAAGAAATTTAATCACCTCTGATCGGCCTTAATGGCTTTTAAATAACCCTTTATATATCGCGTCAACGCGGGGAATAGTTATGTTTTTAAATGAACGCGCCCGAAAACTGATGAAATTGTTTTCGGCTGGCATGGCGGAGGCCTACGGTGTTGAAAATACCGACCGCTATTTCTCCATGACCGACCCGAAAGAAACGGCACTGCGTCTGGCACTGCTGGAATCCCTGGAATTCCTCAGCATGATTTATTGCGCTGATGTGGATCAGCTGTCCGGCCAGGTTATTTCGGTCGGGGCTTCCGGTTTGTATACCGGGCGAAGCGAAGCGGGACGTTTTACCCGCCGTGTCGGTGTGGATGGTAACGAGTACAGGCTCGTTGAGACGGATTCCTGTGCCGCACTGCGCTGGGATCTGCTTTCCGTCTGGGCGAACTCCGGCCAGACCGAGGACGAGTTTTTCCAGCTGGTGCAAACCTTCTCTAACCAGGCGTTTGCGCTGGATATGTTGCGTATCGGGTTTAACGGCCAGCGCATCGAAAAGACGACTGATTACACGGCTAATCCGAACGGTGAGGATGTGAACAAGGGCTGGCATGCCTTAATGAAGGAATGGGAGTCCGGCAAGCAAATCATTACCGATAAAATCAGCCTGGACGATAAAGGCGATTACCGTTCGCTCGATGCGATGGCGTCCGATCTCATCAACGACAAAATTCCGCAGCAGTTCCGTACTGATCCGCGTCTTGTCGTTCTGGTGGGGGCTGACCTGGTGGCCGCTGAACAATTCCGCCTTTATCAGGCGGCTGACAAACCCACGGAGAAAATCGCCGCGCAGCTGCTGGGTAACACGATTGCAGGGCGTGCCGCGATTGTGCCGCCCTTTATGCCGGGTAAACGCATGGCCGTGACCACACTGGAAAACCTGCACATCTATACGCAACGCGGCACCCGCCAGCGCAAAGCGGAATTTGTCGATGACCGCAAACAGTATGAAAACAAGTACCTGCGCAACGAGGGCTATGCCGTCGAAGTGCCGGAGCTGTATGCCGCCATCGACGAAAACGCGGTAACCATTGGTGAGCTGACCGAACCGGCAGAGGGCTGATAAATGGCACTTTCACCTTCGCAGCGCCACAGCCAGCGCCTTAAGGCTGAGCAACAACTTAAGCAGCGCCAGGCTGTTGAGACGATGGAAAGCCTGCACATGCAGATGCAGATCCTGAATCAGGATGTGGCGTATCTGCGTGCCCTGCCAACGATTGCCGACCGTGTGGCGTACAAGCGTGATGAACTGCTGCCGCGCTGGAAGCCGACTGTTGATACGTATCTGGCGGGCGGGAACGTCTACGACAACCCGGTGTTTGCGTGGTTCGTGGTGTGGACGTTTGACGCGGGCGATCTGGATGAAGGTCTGCGCCTTGCTGATATCGCTATCGCGCAGCAGCAGCCGACGCCGGAGAACATCAAAAGCCGGTTCCCGGTCTTTGTGGCCGATACGGTGATGGCCTGGGCGGAAGAAACGGCGGTGGCGGGTGAAAGTGTGGAGCCGTATTTCTCGCAGGTCTTTGAAAAGGTCGCGCAGCACTGGCGGCTGCATGAGGAAATCACGGCCAAATGGTTCAAGTTCGCCGGGCAGATGTTGTTACGTGATGACAACGGCAAGCCCCGCGCCACGGCAGTGGATGACGCGGAGACACTGCAAAAGGCCGATGCGTTGCTGGCCAGCGCGGAAAATCTCTATAAACGCGTTGGCGTGACGACACTGCGTGCGCAGATTGCGGCGCGTATCCGCAGCCTGGCAAAAGAACAATAACGACTACCGCAAGCCGGGCGGGCGCGGCGGAGGGCAGAACACAGTTGTGTAATGCGCCCGGGATGCCGGTCAGCCCGCCTTTTTCGGGGGAACCATGTTTAGCGGAAATCCGGTTGATTATCAGGACGCCACATTAACCAACGATGGATTCTGGCCGGATCTGAATCTGGCCGATTTTCAGGCACAGCGGGCGCTACCGCCTGATATGGATGCACATACCCTGTCCGGCGCGCTGCTGGCGGCGGTGATGGAGGTGAATGCCTGCCTGGTGAAGGTGGCCGACCGGCACCGCGCTGCCGGTTATGTCGCTGCGCTAAATGTGCCTGGCCCGGTGCTGGACGGTGTAAACGGCCTGTGCGCCCAGTACACCAAAGCGGTGTTTGCGCGGGCAAAGGCCGATCTGCTGGGGGAACTTGCCAGCATCGGGCGGCGCGAGAGCCATCCGGGGCAGGAGAGCGAGGAAACCCGCGCCGGGCTGCTGGCAGAGTCCTCGATCACCATCCGTCACATGAAAGGGCTGAAACGCGCCACGGTGAGCAAGGTATGAAAACGCAACTGGATTCACTGGCCGCATTTTTCAGGGCGAACGTGCCGGAACGGGCGCGGGAGTGGTTCGACAGCCAGATTGACGGGATGCAGGTGGTTTCCGCTGCCCGCGATATGGGGAACGGGCAATACCGGCTTTCCGTAGTGCGCTATACCGCGCTGATTTCGTGGGAGCGCTTCCCGTTTCGCCTGGTTGATCCGCAACTGCTGATTGCCCTGCTTGATGTGTGGATGGATGAGCATGCCGCCCCTGTGATGGATGAACTGGGGATTGAAAACACAGAGGCTGACTGGGATGTGACGCTGGAGGATGAAAAAACCGCCACGGTGGTGCTGACTGTTCCGCTCGCTGACGAACTGGTGATTAAGCCCGATCCGAAAGGGCTTATCCCTTATCGCGGTGAACGCTGGTCACTGGTAGAGCCAGAAATCTGGACGGCGCTCAGCGGCGCGGTGTACGGCGTGGATGAAGCCGGTGCACCGGTGGGTGAGTCCTGATGTTTACGAACGGGGAGCTTAATAAAACCCAGCTGGCCGAACTGCGCAGGGCGCTGGCCAGTCTGGAACTGCCACCCAAAAAGCGCCAGCGGCTTTTATGGCGTCTGGCGAAATACGGTCTGATTGCTGCGGCGAAACGCAATGCGAAAAACCAGCAGTCGCCGGAGGGGGAAGCCTGGCCGGGCAGGGCAACGAAACGCCGGGGCAAGATGCTGCGCAATCTGCCAAAGCTGCTGCACATTCGCGAAATGCCGGAGATTGACGCGGTACGGATTTATTTGCAGGGCGGTGGCTACCGCAACGGTGAAAACCCCGTCCCGGCTGGCGTGGTGGGGTATGCGCAGCAAAATGGCATGTCGGTGCGGGTCAGTCGCGGCAGCAAGAAAAACCGCGATATGACGGGAAAAAAAGCCACCCTGGCCCAGGCGAAAAAGCTGCGAGTGCTGGGTTATGTGGTGAAAAGCGGGAAGCGGGTGAAAAAACCAACTTACCGCGACATTACCGAAAACATGCCTTACGCGCAGGCGGGATTACTGATCCGCAAGCTGAGCGGCAAGGCAGTGAAAACAAGCTGGGTGATTACGGTTCCTGCCCGCGCATTTCTGGGTATGAGCGATGACGAATTTAACAAAGCGCTGGCGCGACAGTTGCAGGGCATTGGCTTTGGCTGGGACGTGAAAGCGCAGGATATCAGGGGGAAATCATGACCTGGCCAAGTGTGGATGTAACCCAGGCAAATCAGTTGCAGGGCGAAGTAACCGAAGTGGAGCGCTGTACGCTGTTCATCGGGAAAGGAGCAAACGGCACCGGTAAAACGCAGGCGGTCAACGCGCAGACGGATTTTGATGATCTGCTGGGTGTGGCGGAAAGCCCGCTGAAAAACATGCTGAAAGCGGCGCAGGCGAATGCGGGCGCTAACTGGTGGGCGTTCGTGCATGTGCTGGCTGGTGACGCGCAGGACGATGCCTGGGCTGATGCGGTGCTGGCGGCGCAACTGGTCTGTTCGGTTGAAGGGGTGGTGCTGTGCGATGCGATCAGCGACAAGGGCACCATCAATAAAGCGGCAACACTTCGTACCTCGCTTATCGCGAAATATGGTCGCTGGGTGTGGTTCCTGCTGGCGGTTGAAGGGTTTAACGGTGATGAGAGCCAGGCGGATTATCTGGCGCGGCTGTCCACGCTGCAAAGCGGCATCGCGGAAAAGGCGGTTCAGCTGGTTCCGTGCCTGTGGGGCAATGAGCCGGGTGTGCTGGCCGGTCGACTGTGCAGCCGTGCGGTAACGGTTGCCGACAGCCCGGCGCGGGTAAAAACCGGCGCGTTGCTGAGCCTGGGCAGTGATGACTTCCCGCTGGATGGCGAGGGGGAGCCGGTCACGGTGGCCACGCTCCAGGCGCTGGAGGCGCAGCGGTTCAGTGTGCCGATGTGGTATCCCGATTATGACGGTCTGTACTGGTCAGATGGCCGCACGCTGGACGTTGAGGGCGGTGATTATCAGTCAATTGAGACACTGCGTCTCGCTGACAAGGTGGCGCGTCGCGTTCGCCTGCTGGCCATCGGCAAAATCGGTGATCGCTCACTTAACAGCACGCCGGGCAGTATTGCCGCGCACCAGAGCCTGTTCGCCGCGCCGCTGCGTGAAATGTCCAGAACCGTGCAAATCAACGGCGTGACCTTTCCGGGCGAGGTGAAGCCGCCGAAAGACGGCGATGTGCAGATTGTCTGGAAAACCAAAAAATACGTGGAGATTTACATTGTGCTGCGCCCGTATGAAGTGCCGCTGCAAATCTCTGTAAGCCTGCTACTTGATCAGACCCTGGAGGCCAGCGCATGACCAAGCGTATCAGCGGCATGTCCTTTGATTTTTTCATGACGGGCGATCTTGTCCATGCTGAAAAAATCACCCTGACCATTACCGATAACACGGCAGCCACGCAGACGCGCGGTGTGCCTGATGGCTACGTTGACGGGGATGTGTCAGCAGAGGGCGAGCTTGAACTGAGTCTCAAGGCTTACGCCATCATTAAACGCAAAGCCAGTGAGGCCGGTTCATGGCGTGGTATTCCCCCGCAGGATTTCATGTTTTATGCCAAAGCCGGGGATGAGGAAGCCAAAGTGGAGGCGTTCGGCTGCAAGATGATCATGTCCGATATTCTCGATATCGATCCGAAGGGCGGCGCACTCTCCACGCGGAAACTTCCGTTTAAGGTCACTGACCCGCGTTTCATCAACATTGATGGCATTCCGTATCTGGAAGCGGAAGCCACTGAAAACCTGATTGGATAGGGAAAACAATGAGTAAAGACGAACAAAGCCTGGTCTCTTTGCTGGTTATTGGCGCGTTGATTGCCATTGCCAAAGTGCTGACCAGCAACGATCCCATCACGCTGCGTCTGTTCGCCGGTCGCGTGATCCTGGGTAGCCTGGTGTCTGTGGCGGCGGGGGCGGTGCTTCTTCAGTTACCGGATGCCAGCCCGCTGGCGATTCAGGGGCTGGGCGCAGGGCTGGGGATTGCCGGTTATCAGGCGGTCGAAATGTGGTTGCGTCGCCGTGCGGCGGGCAAACAGGAAGGTGATGAAAAATGACACTGAGCGAGAAACAACAGCTGTTTACGGCACTGATTGCCGATCTGATCCAGTGGGCACAGGGCAAAGGCTACCGCCTGACGTTTGGCGAAGCGTACCGCACCCCGGAACAGGCGGCGCTGAATGCGAAAAAGGGCAGCGGCATCACCAACAGCCTGCACACGCAGCGCCTCGCCGTGGATTTTAACCTGTTTGTTAACGGGGTGTACCAGACACAGACCGAAGCCTACCGCCCGCTGGGGGAATACTGGGAAAGCATTGGCGGCAGCTGGGGCGGGCGCTTTAAAACCAACCCTGACGGCAACCATTTCAGCCTTGAGCATAACGGGGTGCGCTGATGAGCCAGGGCCAGTGGTTAGTCGTTGTGGCGCTGGCGTTTGTGTGGGGCTGGCTGACGGCGGACTGGCGACGCGACAGCCTGGAACTGGCGATCACCACGGCGGCGCAGAGTGCGGGTAATCAATCCCGCAAGGCTATGCAGGATGTTGCCAGCGAGTCAGCCAGGGGGCTGGAAAATACAATGGAGCAATTACGTAATGGCCAGCCGAAGGAAATCAGGACTGAAATCGTTAAACCGGTTTTCACTAATGTGTGTGTGTCTCCTGAGTTTGTCAGCATGTTCAACGACGCCAGTGCCGCCGCCGAACGTGCCCTATCAGGAAAACCTGAAGGTCAAATGCCCGGTAAAACTACCGCGCATTAACGGCAATACCGGTGCGGATGTTGCCGCACCATTAACGGATTATCTGAATTTATATCCGACCTGTGCAGCGCGTCATAATGCGCTGGTTGATGAAATTAATTTAAGAGAGAGTTTAGAAAATGGAAAAAATTGAATTAACGGTGGCAGGTGTTGCGCTGGTATTTGAGCCGAATACAACCGCCTACAATAAATTTATTAATGATATGTCGATGGATAATAAAGTTGCGCCCGCAACGAATTATCTGAATCGCATTGTTGCAGCAGAAAGTAAAGAAGCCCTGTCCGGGATTATTATCCGACCGGGCGCGGCGCTCCAGATTGCGGCGAAGGTTAATGAGATTTTCGCGCCTGAGCTGGAAATCGAAGTAAAAAACTAACGCAACGGGTTCAGGCGATTGAATCCAACGGACTCTCACAATATTTAATTCTGCGTCGTCATTATCTCCCGCAGGGGAATGACAGTATTGATGATATTGCTGCTGCCATCTGGCTGGATAACCGGCACTGGGAATATATGTCCACGGCCGTGGCAAATGGAATAGGCAAAGCGTTTAAAGGTTCCTGATGAAACAACTGGATTTTACATTAAGCCTTGTCGACAAATTAACGCGCCCGTTAAAACAGATGCAGCATTCTGTGACGGCTTTTGCAGATAAATCAAAGGATGCCTTTAAACGGATCGGCGTCGGCTCGCTGGCCATGTATGGCGTTGCGCAGACGATTAAAGGGGCGCTGAGTCCGGCTATTGAGATGTACGACGCACTTAACGAAGCCTCCGCGCGGGGCATCGACAGCACTGTGCTTAAAACGGTGGGCAAGGATGCCATGCTGTTCAGCGTGCAGTATGGTGCCAGCGCGGTGGATTTTGTTAACTCCACGGCGGAAATTAACGGCGCGATTGCAGGGCTGGCGGGCACGGAGCTGCCGAAGGTGACGAAAGCCGCCAACACGCTGGCGTTTGCGATGAAAGCCACCTCTGCCGAAACGGCGGAATTCATGGGGCAGATGTTCGGCAATTTCCGCAGCGATGCGGAACGGCTGGGTAAAGTCCAGTTTGCGGAACAGCTGGCCGGGAAAATGACCTATATGCGCCAGCAGTTTGGCGCTGAGATGGGGACAATCAAAGACCTGATGGAGGGCGCACGCGGCGTCGGGACTAACTTTAATATTGGGCTTGATGAGCAACTGGCCGTGCTGGGGCAGTTAAGCCGCACACTGGGAACGGAAGCCAGCAGCGCTTACGAAGGGTTTATGACCGGTGCGGTGGAGGGGGCTAAAAAGCTGGGGCTGTCTTTTAAAGACGCCAACGGCAATCTGCTGTCCATGCCTGCCATGCTGGAGAAGTTGCAGGGTAAATACGGCAAAAGCCTGGAAGGGAACCTGAAAGCCCAGAAAGAGCTGGATGACGCCTTTGGTGACAGTTCTGCCGTGGTCAAACAGCTGTATGGCAACGTTGCGCTGTTGCAGCGCAATATTACTGAGCTGGGCGGTTCTGACGGGCTGAAGCGTACGCAGGAGATGGCCGCGAAAATGGTCAAACCGTGGGATCGCTTTGTTGCCATCCTCAAGGCGGTGCAGACGGTTATCGGGCTGACCCTTATCCCGGTGTTGTATCCGGTGCTTAACCGCCTGGCGGACATGGGCGCGACGTTCGCGAAATGGATGCAGATGTTTCCCAATATTGCCCGCGTGATCGGTTATGTCACCCTCGCTGTGCTGGGGCTGGCGGCTGTGGGGGCACTGGCTAACATCGTGATGGGGGTATCCTCGTTTGTGACGCTGGGGCTTGTGGGGGCGTTTCGCTTCCTCGTTGCCGCTGTCAAATTAAGCACCTACACCACGGCGGCTCACAATGTGGCTACGTTTGTGGCCACAAAGGCGATGGCCGCATGGAACGCCGTCATGAAGACCCTGCGCGGCGTGTTGCTGGCGGTTCGCATGGCTGCTGTGCTGACGGGCACGGCCATCAACTTTATGAGCTGGCCAATCCTGCTGATCATTGGTGCTATCGCGTTGCTGGCCGCAGGGTGTTACCTGCTGATCAAACACTGGGACACCGTAAAAGCGGCGGTGATGGATACCACAGCCTTTAAGCTGGTTGAGCAGGTTGTTACGTGGCTTGCCGGTGTTTTTTCTGAGGCCTGGGAATATATCAGTGATGGCTGGAATAAATTTATTGCCTTACTTTCCGGATTTTCGCCATTGCAGGCGCTGGGGAATATGGCGAGCGGTATTGTCTCTGTATTCGATAATGTGTGGAACACAATAAAAGATACGTTTCTTTCTTCGTGGAACTGGATTGTTGAAAAACTCAATAAAATACCCGGTGTGAATATTTCTCTTGCCGGACAGGAAATTCCGGTATCTGGCACTGAAAATACATTATCGACAGGTGGGAAATTAACGGAGATTGATAAGGGCGGTATCGGTAAATCAATTTCCAGTAACGCAAGTAATGTTACCGATCGTCGCCAGAGCATCGGGACGCTGAACATTAATACCCAGCAGCCTTTTACGCCGGGGCAGCTTGCAGAGTGGCAGGAATTACATTCATGAGTGATTTTCTCTACATCGACCTGTTAATTGAAGGTCGTAATTTTGTTCTTAATCCGGGGAATGAACCGACGCTGTGCAATAACAGCCAGAGCATCGGGCAGGATATTGTGCATTCCATTCTTGAAAGTGGGCTGACAACCGATCTGATTGCTGAGCGCAGTCCGACCCTGCGCGGCGATATTTTTACGCAACTGGAATTGCTGATTGAAAGTGACGAGCGCATAGAACCCGGCAGCGTCGTGATTAATGAAGAAAGTCCCACACGACTGTGGATCACCGCCAGCACCTGGGACTTTGGGCCGTTATCTGTGAGGGCTGAACTGTGATGCAAAAGCCGGAAATTGATTTTGACGAACTGGTCAGGGAAAGCGGGATGCCGACGACAGAGGACGCGTTGCGCAGCCGTTTTAATGCCATCGCGGCAGAGGAAGGGTTGATTACCAACACCTCCCGCATGTCGCCGTTCTGGCGTCTGATCACTGCCTGCGTCACTAAGCCGGTGTTGTGGCTGAAAGATGCGCTGGTTTCCGTGGTGCTGGTCAATATGTTTGTTGCCACGGCCAGTGGCCAGCTGCTGCGTCTTCTTGCCTGGGCGGTCAACGTTACCGCAAAACCTGCCGGTGCTGCCGAAGGGATGATCCGTTTCGTCAAGCAGGACGCGGGCGCGGTGGTGACGGTCAGGGCGGGTACGGTTGTTCAGACTGAGCGTATTAACGGCACCGTTTACGGTGTGTTCACGGTTGCTGACTTCACTATTCCGGCCAGCACAGCCAGTGCGCTGATCCCGGTACGGGCAACCGGGGCCGGTGGTGCGTGGAATCTGGCACCGGGCTACTACCGTATTTTGCCGGTGGCGGTGGCGGGTATCAGCCAGGTGGTTAACGATGATGACTGGCTGACAGTGCCGGGAGCCGATGAGGAAAGTGATGACGATCTGCGCGAGCGCTGCCGTAATCAGTTTAACCTGGTGGGCAACTATCACACCGATGCTGTGTACCGCTCAATGATTGCGGCAGTGGCCGGGCTGAGTATCGATCGTATTTTCTTCGAACATGATGCGCCGCGTGGGCCGGGTACGGCCAATGCTTATCTGCTGCTGGATACCGGTGTCACGTCAGCCCCGTTTATTGACCAGGTGAACAATTACATCAATACCGGAGGGCATCACGGCCACGGCGACGATATGCAGTGTTTTGCCATGCCGGAAACCCGGCATGTACTGGATGTGGTGGTCTACGTCGAAAACCCGGACAACATGACCGGCGATGCGCAAAATGCCCTGAAAACCGGGGTGGAAAACCTGATCCGCTGTGCCTTTCGGGAAAACAGTGACTATGACGTGCTGAAAACGTGGCCCTTCTCGCGCTTCTCGTTTTCGAACCTGGGCAAAGAGTTGCATGCCACGTTTCCGGTTATTGGTTCCCTGACGTTCTCTCTTGCCGATCTGATTAGCGATCTCGATGTGCCGCGACTGGAAGCCCTGACGGTGAGGATTGAACATGTCTGATTTTATGAAAAAGCTGGCCACGCTGAAATTGCCGTTCTGGATGGAAGCGGGGGAACCGGGGACTTTCCTGCGAGTGGCGCGGCGTTACTGGGCACAGGTTTATGGCTGGATCACCTGGCCGGTCAACCAGTTTGATCCTCTGACCTGTTCAGCGTCGATTTTACAGCTGATTGCCTGGAATCGGGATGTGACCCGCTTCAACGGTGAACCGCTGTCACTGTTCCGTAAGCGTGTGGCCTACGCCTTTATCAATGCGCGGGACGCAGGCGAGATAGCCGGATTTATCGCGATTTTTGACCGGCTGGGTATTGGTCACGTTGAGCTGCTGGAGCGTCAGCCGGACATTGACTGGGATGTGATTATCGTCCGTGTCTCTGATGGCCAACTGGCGGCAAACGCCGATCTGATGGTGCAGATAATCAGGCAGTACGGGCGGACGTGTCGCCGGTATCAGTTTGAAGTCCTGACCACGCAAAAAATCTACATAAACGCAGGCTGGGAGGGCGGCGAATACGTTTGCTATCACGCCGGGGCCAGCATTCGTGGCGAGGTTAAGCCAGGTGAATACCTGACTTACCCGGCCCGACTTGATAACGACAATTTCGCCGTCTTTGGCGCAAAAATATAAGGTGTTTTATGAGCCAGACCGCAATTACAAAAGCTTTTGAAGCGCTTAAAGCGCAGCAGGCGGCGAATGGTTCGCCCGTCCTGCTGGATGAATTCGTGTTTGCCAACGTGCCGGGCCTGAATATTACCGATCCGATTGACCGTAACGAATCGTTCCCGGATGCCAGCCAGATTGTTGACCGTCAGCCGGTAAGCAAAACCGGCATGGTGAACAGCAATGCGGTGGTGTACTCCGTGGTGCTGGGCGCTGATGTCGGTGATTATGATTTCAACTGGGTAGGGCTGGTACACAAGGAGAGCAACACTGTGGCGATGATTGTTCACGCGCCGCTACAGAAGAAAATTAAGACTGCTGCCGGTCAGCAGGGCAACGTGCTCACCCGTTCGTTTCTGATGGAGTATGACGGCGCGTCACAGCAGACGCAGATCATAACCCCGGCAGACACCTGGCAGATTGATTTTACGGCTCGCCTGGGTGCCGTAGATGAGCGAATTCGCCAGGAAAATATTGATGTGTGGGGGCTGGCTGGTTTTATTGGCGATGGCTTTTTGCTGAGCCGGGATGCTGACAAATACACCGTGAAAAATGGGGCGGGCTACATCCACGGCCTGCGGACTGAGCTGCTGGCCAGCCAGACACTGAACATCACCGACAAGCCCGTAAAAGTCTGGGCAGACGTGTGCTGGCGCGGAACCTTAACCAGCGAATGGCGGGCCGAAACAAAGATTACCGTTGCTGACGTGCTGGAAAACTACACCCAGGGAGATGCGCAACACTTTGTCTTCGCTGTGGCGGAAATTGCAGCCGATGGCGCGGTGACCGACCTGCGGCCAAAAGGGAATGAAACAGAGCGAAACCTTGAACCTCAGGGCGTCGCTAAAGAGGTTTCCGACATTACGCCGGAGGCAAAAAAATTGCTGTGGTTCGATGGTGATAAGGTGCTTGGCCAGACGCCTGTCAGTGATTTTTCCCGCGAACTGCTGGCACAGGAAGACGGCCCGGCGGTGGTTAAATTGCTGGGGTTGCAGGACTTACCGTTTGTAGCGAAATACGGTGCGCCGTTGATCGGTGAGCTGGTCGAGTGGCCGCATGAGCAGATGCCGCATGAAGTATGGCCAGATATGACAATGGAATTTATTCCCTGCATGGCGCAGTCCTTTGATCCGGATAAATATCCGTTGCTGGCGCAGTTGCACCCGACCCATGCCCTGCCAGCAGATATGCGTGGCGAGTTCGCGCGCGGTTGGGATAACGGGCGTGGTATCGATACAGGTCGTAATCTTATGTCATGGCAGAATTATGAGATTCAAAGCCACGATCATAGTTTCATGGGGCGCTATGGCGGAGGTGCGGCAAGCAATGTTATGACGAATGAAAATGCAGGTAGCATCACATCAACAAACAAAACAGGTGGTGTTGAAACTCGCCCCCGTAACGTCGCCTGGAATATGATTGTGAGGGCTAAATAATGGCAGATTTATTTGATAAAAACAGAAATGCGACAGAAACACATGTTGCCACAGTCTACGCGTTTGACCCGGTGACAGGTGAATTTACGTCTACGTACAACGTCAGAATTCTGGCAGGAACGGGTATACCCGGCTTTTCTACACTGACGCCGCCGTTGGCCAAAAAAGCGGGTAATGCTGTCGTTTTCGTGTCGGGGACGTGGGGATATGCAGAAGACAATCGCGGGAAGATGGTCTATTCCACGGAAAACGGTGAATCGTCGGTTGTCTCGTACATCGGCAAGGTTGCTGCGGGATTTGTAACTGTCGCCCCGTCATCCCGGTTCGACTCCTGGAATGGCAAAAAATGGGTGACGGATACAGCCGCGCGGCATGCTGACGAAGTGAACCAGGCTAATGCGCAGCGGGAAGTGCTTCTGGTGCAGGCTGATGGTGTTATGCGCGACTGGCGCGACGAACTGGCGCTGGGGACTATAAGCGATGCGGATAAGGCGAAGCTTTCTGCCTGGCTGGACTATAAAAAACTGCTGAAAGCGCTGGATACCACCATATCCCCGCCGCTTGTCTGGCCGGTACAGCCGGAGGCGTAAAATGTGGCGTGAAGCAACGCTGGCTTTGCCCGGTACCCTTCCGGCGCTGAATTGCTCCATTGTGGCCGCGCATCCGTGGGTATACGGGCTGGGGCAGCAGACGGATAACGGCACATATCTTAGTCCGGCCAATGCCGTTGCGTGGCTGGGGGAAAAGCTGGCCAGCGTGACCGGCGAAACGGATGTGGTGATCATGATGGCCACCGGGAAGACGCATGACGAATTTATGTCGAATCTCGATCCGCTGACGGCGGTTTTCCCGGCTCCTGCATTCGCGCAGGTCAGCCGTCTGGCTCGTTCGGCGGCGGAGCTGGTCACGGTGAAAATGCAGAAGCCGGTAAAGGCGATAAATGGTCTGCCGGCAGCGTTGCCGCTGTCCGTGCCAACGGCCAGAACGGTGAGCAGTGCCAGCATTATTTCACAGGCTGGCGCGGCCAGCGGGCTGAGTATGGATGGCCTGAAAACCGCGCTGGGCGATTTCACCTCCCGCCGCGCCGGTTTACTGGCCGATATTGCCACTGGTGCGGGCAGTGTTACCGGGCAAAGTGCGCGGGCGTGGGTATTCAGTGCCAGCGGTAACGCATCGACTATTCTGCGGCAACTGGTAAGCGGCATTCCGGCGCTGTCATCGGTCTACACTGCCGCGTTGATGCTGACCGGTGACGATTTAAGCCATATCAGGACTATGATCCATGACGACAACAACACTGGCACTTAACGGCGAGGCAATTCCCCTTAAAGGGATTCGTGTCACCCTGAGCCAGCAATTTCCCGACAAAGACCAGTCCGGGCAGACCAGCGCAACCAGCAAAGCAGAGCAGGGCGCAAAGGGCAAAGAGCTGCGGATAAATGGCGAAATTGCGTTTAAAGATGTGGCGATCCTGCGTCGCCTTTTCCAGCTGGCCAGTGCCACCGATTCAGGCGGAAAGCGCGTGGTATACCGCGTGGCTAATGATGTCGCCCGCGCGGTGAACCTGCGGGAAGCCACCTTCAGCGGCACGATTGACGCGCCCCAGCAGGACGGGCGCATGTCGTGGGCGGTGACGTTCACGCTGTCTGAACACCTGAGCGTTGCCGAGAAAAAAGAAGCGGCCAGAACCACGCGCAAAACCAGTACGGCGCAGACTGCCGGGGGAAGCGGCGACGGGGCAGATGCTGCCGAGGATGCGGAAAAAATGACGTGGTTCGAACGTAAGGTACTGAAACCCGTTAACGATGCGCTGGGGTAAGCATGAAACCGATTAAACGCCTGTACCTCTCCGGCGATGAGGTGCATTTAACCGATGTGAATATGGTGCTGGAGCTGAACGCCTGCGGGCGCGGCTTCATCACCGCTGAAACCGGGCAGGATTACACCGGCAAAATGGTGCGTCTCGATATTGGCTACAGCGACGCGCTGTATCGCTGGTTTACGGGCTATGTTGAACGCTCCCAGCCTGCGGAGAACGGTTTTGTTCGCCTTTTTGTGCGTGAGCTGGCGGGCGTGTTTGAAAAACTGTGGCCATGCTCTTTCCAGCACCCCACGTTGCGGGACGTCGCTGTCTGGCTGACGGAAAACAGCGGGCTGACCGTTGCCGTGCCGGAGGCCGGTTATACTGACAAACCGATCCCGCATTTCACCCATTCCGGGACGGGGTTCCAGCTGCTTAACAATCTCGGCAAAGCCTTTGGTGTGGTCGATTATGTCTGGTATCAGCTGCCGGATGGCTCCCTGTACGTGGGCGGCGCGGATACGTCGCTGTTTGCCGGGCGTCCGGTCGATATCCCGCATGAATTCAGCCAGGGCGCGGCAGGGGGCAACACCATGACGCTGCCGGTGATCCAGACCATGCGCCCTGGCGTGGAGATGAACGGGGAACGGGTGACAAAGGTCAGTCTGACCAATGATACGATGGCGATCACCTGGACACCACGCAACAGAGTGACCGGCGCACCCCTGCAAAAAACACCGGCGCAGCGACAGATTGAAAGTCATTTCCCGGAGCTGGCCAGCGGTCTGCACCTGCCGAAATTTGCCCGCGTGATGGCGGCAAGCGAACCGGCCAGCAGCGGAAATTTTGCCGACCCGTTCCGCCCGCGCTATGCGGTTGATGTGCAGCTGCTTGACGCGGACGGCAACCCGGACAGCAGCACGCCGGTTTATTCTGCAGTTCCGCTGCCGGTGCCGATGGCCGGTAATGATTCCGGCATGTTTCAGTTTCCGCCCGAAGGGACACTGGTCGAAGTGGGATTTACAGGCGGCAGGCCGGATAAACCCTTTGTGCGCCAGACCATGCCGGAGGGCACCAGTCTGCCGGATGTGAAACCGGGGGAGCAGCTGCAACAGCAACGCGCGGAAGTGTCGCAGCGCGTGACGCAGGGCGGTGACTGGGAGCGTCAGACCGATCAGGCCATCCGGGAAACCTCCATGTCACGTAATGTCAGGGCGGATACGGAAACCCGCGAAATGGTGACGCGCGAAACCACGATCAAGGCCACGGATAAAACCACGGTGCTGGGAACGGCCACGCTGATGGCCGGGCATATTCAGCATGTGACAACCGGCGATTTTGCGATGGCCTGCGGGGGCAACACTCTGGCCAGCGTGAAGGGGGATGCGCAGACAGATATCACCGGTAAACAAGCCACCACTGTGGCCGGGAATATCAGCGTTGAAACACAGGGGGCACTCACCGAGAAAATCGCTGCGCTGCGTAAATCCGTCGCCGCTGGCGGGCAACAGGTGATTGGCGCGACTGTCCATATCGGCAGCGAAAGCGTGAACACGCTGGCCATGATGCTGGACACCATTGATTTGCTGGCAGAGCTGGCGCAGCAGTGCGCGAGCCACACCCACCCCGACACCGGCACGCCGACCAACGCCAGCGCCTTTACGCAGACGGCTGGCAAAGCGGGGCAGACCCGCAGCAAGTACCAGGGCATCATCGCCTGATCCCCTCCCGACAGCCCGCGTCCTGCGGGCTTTTTTGTACCCCTCACCAGACGCACTACGGCGCGTTCTGAGCGCGTCACGCCCCGCATCATCGCCCCGCATCCCATCAACACGATCGCATCCGTCCCGCTTCGCTGGCGCAGCCACACGCCGACAAAATAAAGCCGTCGCAGACAAAAACGGCACTACACCGCACCCGCCTGCGGGTTTTGGATCGGGGAAATTTTTCAGTTTTCTTTTTCTACAAACCAGACCGCCAGCATGCGCCACGGCTGGCGGCTTACGCGAATTCCCGAACTGAAAAGACTGAAAAGAATTTCAGCTTTTTTCAGTTTTCAGGATCAAAAAAGGATCTGGATGAAAATTCATCTTTATGTTTTAACAGGATTTTTATTATTTTACGTCACCAGAAAGGATCATCATGAACAGCGGCAGGGCGCGGGGCTAAAAAGAGGAAAGCCAGATGCTGCAAGGCCAGCGGGAAAGTTTCCGCATCCGGCAGAACTGAAAAACATGCACGCTCACCGGCGCTATTTTTGCCCGTGAATTCCAGGAATCATCCGAAAGAAAAAGCCGCCTGGCTGGTAAGGGCATGTTGTTTTGATAACCTTCCCTCACCGCATGTTTCGTGAGATGGATTTTATGGATGCAAAACTGGTAGCGAAAGGCATCATTGACGGCTTGGCTTCAATACCTGAGGGGCTTTATTTATCTGCCGTCAGAACGGCAGAGGGAACCGGTTTTATTAATAGACAGGATAAAGCCCGAAACGAGAATGAAAACGAACGTTTTTTCCGCGTATTAAAAAGCCTTGCATCAAACGAAGAGCCAATCAGAAAACTGGTTACTATCGTAATATCTGATTTCTATACGAAACTGGACGATAGCGGGAAAAGGGCGATAAATGACAAATTAGGATATGCCGATGGAAAATTAGGGAGCCGCGTCGGCGCTCAGGCATTTATAACCCAGTACATAGCAACCCGTATAATTACCCGGTTGAGAATGAGTAAGCTGATGGCGCGAGTGACCCGTGTTGCGTCAGCTTTTACGTTCAACATTCTCATGATTCAGGGCCTGATAGAAGAGGCGGCGAGAGCCTCGCGCCGGATGAAAGTTAAATATCCGGCTACTTATTTCAAGGTTTCGCCCATGAACTTAGACATGGTTTATTTTCTTGTTGAAGGAGAGCTTGAACCATTCCTTATGTATATCAATAGCCATCCGATCCAATGCAAAGGTATTGAAAATGAAATCTGCAAAATCCTCGCTCACTAA